CGTTCACTTGGACCGCGCCCTGCTCAATGGTGACCCCTCCGGCACCGTTCGCCATGACCTGACCGGACCGGCCGATCTGCAGGAGCTCCGGTCCGCGCTCGCCGACGAGGTAGGTCTGCCCAGCGAACACGGGACCGCCGAGGGCGCGGGCGTTCGCGACCGCGGTCGCGGGTACGAGCTGCCCACCGCCGGCGGGGATCCACACCATCGGGGTCGTGGAGGGGTTCGTGTTCGCGACCGCGCCAGGGGACAGGGTCTGCCCGCCGCCGGCCGGCGTCCAGCCGAGGTCCGATGTGCTCGGGGTGCTCGGGGTCTGCACCGGCGTGGCGGAGCCCTGAGACCCGCCGCCACCGCCGCCACCACCGCCGCCGCCGGAGGTTCCGACGTTGATCATGACGTTGCGGGACATCGCGGCCGCTAGGTCATCCATGACCTTCATCAGCTGCTTGCGCTTCTTGCCCGCGGGCAGGAGCTCCTCGATCAAGCCCTCGAGAACGTTCAGGGCAGATGTCACGCCAGCGGTCTTGAACGACAGCGCGGCGTTCGTCCCGATCGCGTCAGCGACCTTCCTGGCCCCGGTGACGATCTCGTTCGTGCGGGCGACCATCTCGGTGGTGTTGCCGTTCAGGTAGGCGTCGGCCGCCTTCATGCCCCTGTCGCCCGACATGGTGTAGATGGCCTGCCAGGTCGATGAGTTCAGGCCTGCCTCGAGGAGTCGCTGCATCTTTCCGGCGAACTCCGCAGATCGCTTCGCCTGATTGTTCAGCGCGTCGACGATTGAGATGCCGGTAGCCTCCGCGTCGTCGAGGGCCTTGTTCATGTCGAGCTTGTCGAACAGCGTGTCGGCGATGCCTTGCCCGAAGGAGCGGGCCTCCTGCACCTTCTCCTTGACCTTGTCGAAGCCGGCCTGGATAACTTCGACGGACTTCTTCTTGACCTTCTCCTTGCCCTCATCGAGGCCCTGGACGAGACCGTCGACGGTGTCTAGACCGATGCGGGCGAACAGCTTGGACGGGGACGAGATGCCGAGGAACCGCTCGACCGGGTCTGGCAGGATCGACTTGATCCAACCGGTGACCCAGGAGACGAACGACCGGCCGGCGTTGATCAGGCCGTTCTTCAGACCGGTGACGATGTTCATGCCGGTGTTGAGGAGCATCATGCCGGCGTCGCCGATCGCGGTCTTGATGCGTCCAGGCAGCTCGCGGAAGAACGTGACCACCTCGCCGATCTTCTGAGCGACGCCGCGCCCGAACTCTCCGACCTTCTGCACGCCGGTGACGAGCGCGGATCCGAAGTCGACGAGCGCGCCGACGACGTCGATGATGCCGCCGACGACCGCGCCAAGGACCGTGATGAGGGTCCTGAGGTAGGTGCCGTACAGCTTCGCCAGGATCGGGATCAGCGTGTTCGAGATGAACTTCCACACCGCTGAGAACGCGGCGCGCAGCTTCTCGAGGCTCTCCTCGTTCTCTTGGAGCTTCTGCCGGACGAGGTTGATCGCCTCGGACACCGCGGACTTGACCGAGTTCCACACGCCGAGGACTGCGTTGCGGAAGCCCTCCGAGCGTGTCCACAGCAGCACGACCGCGGCGGTCAGTCCAGCGATCAGGCCGGCGGCGATTAGGACCGGGGCGGAGACCGCGCCGAGGGCTGCGATGATGCCGCCGAGGGCGGTGGTCACCAGGCCAAGGCCGACGAGCAGTGGGCCGAGCGCGGCAGCGGCGATGCCGGCGATCACGATGAACTTCTGCATGTTGGGGCTGAGTTCCTGGAAGCGGTCGACCCAGCCCTTGATGTAGTTCGCGACCTTCAGGATCATCGGCGCGAGGACCTGGCCGATCGCGATCGCGGTCGTCTCGAGGCTTCCTTTGAGCTGCTCGAGCGCGCCGGCAGTGCCGGACATGCGGGCATCGGCGAGTTCCTGGGCGACGCCCTGCTTCGTGACTGCGAGGCTCAAGTTCTCGAACCCTTTGACGCCTTCACGCATGAGCACGTTGGCGGCGCGCATACCCTCGACGCCGAAGATGTCCTTGAGGACCTTCGTCCGCTGCTTGTCGGTCAGGCCACCGAGCTCCTTGTCGAGCTCCGCGATCACCTCGGTCAGCGGCTTCAGTTGACCCTGCGCGTCGAAGAACTGCAGGTTGTACTCCTTCATGACCGCGGCACCCTTCTTCGTGGTGCCGGCGAGTCCCAGGAAGAACCGGTTCAGTGAGGTGCCCGCCGTGGTCGCGTCGATGCCAGCGTTGTTCAGGGCGGCAAGTGCGGTGACGGTCGTGTCGAGGGCGATCCCGAAGTTGTTCGCGGTCGTGCCCACGTACTTCAAGCCACCCGCCAGGTCCTCGACCCCCGCCGTCGATGCGACCGCGCCTGCCGCCAGGACGTCGGCGATCTGCGCCGTCTCCCCAGCGGAAAGGCCGAATTGGTTCATGCTCTGCGTGACAATCTCCCCGGCCCGAGCGAGGTCCATGCCCTCGGTCGCGGCGAGGTTCATCGTCGTCGCCAGCGCGCCGCCTTGAATGTCAGCGACCTTGAGGCCGCCCTTCGAGAGCTCGAGCATCGCGTCCGCGGCCTCGCCTGCGGAGAACACCGTGTCCGCGCCCATCTGCAAAGCGAGCTGCGACAGGGACTTCATCTGCTTCGCCGACGCCCCCGCGTTGACCTGCAGGGAGTTCATCGAGGTCTCGAACTTTGCCTGCGTCGCAACCGCGGCGACACCGATCCCGACGAGGGGCAGCGTCACCCCGACGGTCATGTCCCTGCCGACGTTCGTCATCGAACGGCCGACCGACTTCATCATCTCGCCGGAGACCTTCGCGAAACCCTGGAAGCCGCCGCCGGCCTTGTCGACGGCGCGCTTGAAGTCGTCCATGTCCCGGATCGCGGTCTTGACGCCGCGCGGGTTGTATTTGGTCTCGATAGGGATGATGACGGCCATCAGCGGATCACTCCCTTCGAGATGCCGGCGGCGAGCCTGTCGGTGAACTCGCGCTCGGTCTTGCGGACCTCGGCGCGGATCTCGGCGACAATCTGCGGCTCACGCTCGTCGACTGCCTGCCACGCGAACCGGCCCGGTCCGCCGAGCCGGGAGAGCCGGCGGATCATGGCCTCGCCTTGCGGGGTCTTCGCGTTGCGGGCGAACTCCGCCATCGCGGGGGCCTTGCCGCGGACCTGCAGGCGCACCGCGGCGTCGTTGCCGGTCCTCGAGGCGCGGCCTCCGACCTTGACGGTCACGTCCTTCCGGCCCCGGTTGTAGGTCCTCATGAGGCCACCTGGGCGGCCTTTCGAGTCGGTGATTGTCCCGAGGGCGGAGGCGTTACTCTGGGCGGCCTGACGGGCAGGCTCGACGGCCCGCTTCATGCGGGAGTTCAGCTTGCCGAGGAGCTCGCGGTCGAACGCGAACAGCTCCTGCCGTAGAGCGCGGAAGGCCGCGGGGTCGACCTTGACGTCGACGCTACTGCTCACCGCTCCTCCTACCGGCCCATCGACTGCCTGAGCTTGTCCCTTAGCCTCGTCTGCCTCTCACGCTTCTGCTGTTCCTCGGCCCTTTGCTCCATGCGGAGCACGAGGGCGTCGACGATCTCGACGGGGGCGAGCAGCAGATCCATGAGCGGTTGCCCGCTCGCAAGTGCGACCTCCGCGATGAAGTCGGCGGTCGCTCTTACTCGTTTCCCTGACCAGCCTCCGACGGGGAGAGATCCTCGAGTGACTCGGTGAACTTCTCGAACGACTCCTTCGTCGCGCCGGCCCGCTTCATCGCGTTCCAGGCGAGGAAGGCCATCCACTTCGCGCGCTGCCGTGTGGCGAGCTCGGAGGCGTCGATGTCGAACTTGTCCTCGAGGGCGAGGATGTCGGCGTAGGCGGTTGAGACGGTGTGCTTCGTCCCGTCCGTCTGCGTGACCTCGAAGGTGATCTTCACAGCTGGACCTACTTTCGGGAGAGGGTGGGGGATTGAGCGGGACGGTGACCCTCCCCCCTAGTCACCGTCCCGCCGTCTGTCAGTAGGAGGCGTGGTCGTTGATCAGGGTGGCGGTCAGTCCCGCACCCGCTGCCGTCTGCACCACGAGACCGGCGAGCGACAAGCTCACGGGTCCGCCTCCCGGGTTCGCCTCGGGGAACTCGGTCGTGAACGCGACGTTCGCGGCCTCGAGCTTCAGTGAAGCGGTGCCTGAAGTGAAGGTGATCTCGAAGGATCCGTACACCGGTGAGGCTTGCGCGCTCGAGCCGGAGCTTGTTCCGGTGACGAGGGTCCGCCAGTCGTCGAGGTTCGCGACCACGACGTCGAAGGAGCACTCGGCTTCGTGGCGGCCGGGGAACACATCGTCGGGGCTGATTGCGCCGGACAGCATGATCGTCTCGAGGGCGTTCGCGATGTTGATCTCGCCGGAAGTGATCGACGCGGTGACCGGGGTCGCTGAGTCGACGTCGAGCTTGAACGTGCCGGAGGCGGCCGTGAAGTACGGCGAGAGCGAGTCGTCGTTGTTGATGTTGAACGAGGCCGGGTAGCCGACGACGGTTCCCATGCCGGAGACGCTCATCTCGACCGGGTTCGCGTTCTCGAAGGAGAAGCCTAGGGCGTCGACCTTGAGGTCGCGGACGGAGTAGATGTTGGAGCCGAGCTTGCCGAACGTGGTCAGGTAGGGCAGGTCGTCGCCGACGGTGATGACGTGGGTGTAGGACGCGGAGCCGGAGGTGGAGACCGCTCCGAGCGCGCCGTACAGCCACATGCCGACGGACTTCGGGTGAGCGCGGCCGGTGAAGTCGATCCCGGGCATGATGCCGGTGCGGTTGACGGCGGGCGACATGCGGACGCCGGAGGTGCGCTCCTCGAGCTCCTGGGCGATCTCGACGGTCATCACTGACCCGCCGGTGACGCCCTGAGCGAATGTCGCGGACGCGGTCGCGCTGCCCTTGCCGGACTGCTTGGAGACGCCGACCTGCGCGATAGCGGACTGGATTGGGGCCACGGTTACTCCTCGGTGTCGTTAGCCGCAGCCACCGGCTCGGCCTTCTTCTTCTGAATGGTGGGCTTCGCTGCGGCGACCGTGATCACCCCGGCCGACTCAAGTCGGGCACAGATCGCCTTCAGCTCGGGGGTCGCCGGAACGAATGGCCCGGCGGCGAGCTCGAAGTCGACCTTCCCGAAGCCGGCGAGGTGCATCTCTCCGGTCAGATCGGCAGGGACGTCGTAGGTCGTCACGGTGTTCATGGTCAGGGACTCGTCACGAGTCGAGCCAGGCGCGGCACTCGACGTCGATGGTCAGCTGGACGGCGCGATGCCGCTCGTCCGTGAGGGTCTCCTCGACCCGCGCGTTGCGGATCTGCGCGAGCATCACGGTGTCGCTCAGGGTCGGGTTCGCGGCGATGACGTCCTCCACGGCCTCCCCGTAGGCCTTGACCGCGTTTCGGCACTTGACGTACTCGGTGCCGAGGCGGACGCACAGGATTCCGACTCGCAGGGCGAACGTCTCATCCTTCGCCCCGAGCCCGGACACCTGGTACTCGGCGAGCCAGTCGGAAACCTCGCCGGAGACCCAGACGTTGTCCGTGTCCTCCTTCGTCGGCCGGCCGAGCGTTACCTGCGCCGAGGCGAGGCCGCCGGCGGCGTCCAGGAGGGCGTAGAGGGCGTCCTGGGCGGCCCACAGCTTCGAGCGGACCATCAGCGGATCCTCGGCCGCCGGAAGCCCCACGTCGCGATGACAGCGTCGACTTCGGGGATACCGGTGTCGCGGCCCGCGTCGGGGTTCGCGAGCGAGATCCGGAAGTCACCCAGGTCGGTCGCCTGCGCGGTCGCACGCAGCGGCAGGGCAGAGGGGACCAGGTGCTCGACGGCCAGCAGCATCGCGGCGCGCTTCACCGGCATCGGGGTCGAGCTGTAGCCGTAGGTGTAGTCGACGACGACGTTGCGGTGCCCCCGCGGCCACAGGCCATCGGTGCGGACCAGGACGCCGGCGTCCCCGTCGATCTCGACGTCAGCGAGCTCGACCGCGTCCAGGACCTCATCGGCCAGGTCGACGCCGTTGTCCTCCCCGTACAGGGTCACGGAGTGGACGTCGCTGACGAGAACGTCGGGCATCAGAAGCCGGGTCGTGTTATCGCCCGACAGGGTCTCGACCTTGCGGCGTGGCGCGAACGCGACCTGCGCGGACCGCTCGAGCACCTCGGTCGCCCGGTCCCGGGCCTCGCGGATCTTGTAGGCCGGGTAGTCCGCGGCGGTCAGGGCGACGTCGAAGTCCCGCAGCTCGTTGATCTCGAACAGGTAGTTGCCGACCGTCTCGATCGCGTAGGTGACGCTCGAGGTCTCCCCCGCGACTGTGTAGACCGCGGTCGCCTCGTAGGTGCCGAGCGTGCCGGTGACGGTCGACGGAAGCTGCCAGGCGTAGATCCCGGTCGCGGTCGAGGACGCTGACCCGCTGCCGACGTTGTCTCCGTCGTAGTCGATCACAGTCACGGTCACGGATCCGCTCGCGGCCGTCAGATCCCCGTCATAGTTCCGGGTCTCGATCCGCAGCTGCGAGGGTCGGTTCAGGGCGACGAGCATCTCTAGGCCTTCTTCGTCTGCGCGGGTGTCCGCTTCTTGTTCTCCGTAGGGGTGCGCTTCTTCGACTCGACGTACTCGCCACCGAACCGGTCGGCGATCTCCTTCGGGATGATCGCGCCGGCCGCAGCGATGAACACGGGCGGCCGGTTCGGGTCGCGTCGGTCATGCAGCGCGGCGGTGAGGGTGACGTACTCGGTCACGGGGGTCCTCCTCCTATGAGAGAAGGGGACCGGGGCTCGTGGCCCCGGCCCCCTCCTGTTGGGTGTTCGCGGTGGAACTAGGCTACTGACTTGCAGAAAGCGCCGGGGGTGATCACACCAAACGCGGCCCGCATGGTTGCGAGCATCGCGACCTGACGCTTGATGAAGTAGTCGCTGTGCGAGTCGCTCATCGACACCTCCACGCCGGAGCGGACCCACAGGACCGCCTCGGAGCCGACGCCCACGAGCGGGGTGCCGCTGGTGAACGCGGTGTGCACGATCGCGGGCACGCCCCAGATCGTCGTCGGGCCACCGGCGACCGGGTTGCCGTACAGGTACGGGCCG